ATTTTTCATTTGCACAAATAGATACATGTTTTACAGAAAAAGAAATTCATCAAATATCTGAAACATTAGATTCATTATATTATATAGATTCAGTAAATAATCAATTATTTTTACAACAATCATCATTAATTGAAGATTTAGAACATATAAGTAAATTAGATTCATTACAACTTGAATACAAACAACAACAAATAAATTTTTTAAAAACTAATATAGATTTATATGTTGAAAGACAAAAAAGACTTGAACCAAAATGGCATGATAATAAATTACTATGGTTTAGTACTGGAATATTAACGTCTGCAGTAACAAGCATTTTTATTATACAAGCTGTAAAATAATATGTCTGACAAGCCAAACATAAAAGATTTAATTCGACAGCAATACTCTACATGTGCTGCCGATCCTATATTTTTTATGAAACAATATTGTTATATACAACATCCAAAACGAGGTAAGATAAAATTTAATTTATATAAATTTCAAGAAACATCATTAGATGAATTAAAAGATAATCGTTACAATGTAATTTTAAAATCTAGACAGTTGGGTATCTCAACATTAACTGCGGGGTATGCTTTATGGTGTATGTTATTCAAAGAAGATTTTAACACATTAGTTATTGCAACTACACAAGAAGTAGCTAAAAACTTAGTAACTAAAGTTAGAATAATGCACGATAATTTACCTAGTTGGCTAAAAGGTAATATTGAAGCAGATAATAAATTATCACTAAAATTTAAAAATGGATCGCAAATAAAAGCAGTTTCTTCTGCTACTACAGGAGCTCGTTCAGAAGCATTATCATTATTAATAGTCGACGAAGCCGCATTTATTCGAAACGTAGAAGAAATATGGATAGCATCTCAAGCAACATTATCAACAGGTGGATCTGCTATTGTTCTTTCAACCCCAAATGGTATAGGAAATTGGTTTCATAAAACGTGGGTAGATAGCGAAACAAATTCAAATACAGAATGGCACAATATAAAACTACATTGGACAGCTCATCCAGAACGAGATCAAGAATGGAGAACCCGACAAACACATTTATTAGGAGAAAGGGGGGCAGCTCAAGAATGTGATTGTGATTTTGTAAGCTCCGGACATACTGTAGTGGAGGGTAAGTGTTTACAAGAATATGAAGATAGTTGTATAGAACCTGTAGAAAAACGTGGTTATGATAATGCATATTGGATATGGGAATATCCAGATTATAGTCAAAATTATGTTGTAGTAGCAGACGTAGCTCGTGGTGATGGTGCAGATTGGTCTACATTTCATGTTATAGAAATTGAAACAATAAAACAAGTAGCAGAATATAAAGGTAAATTACCTCCAAAAGATTTTGGAAACATGCTAGTAACAGTTGCTACAGAATGGAACAATGCATTATTAGCAATTGAAAATGCAAATATTGGTTGGGCAGCAATTCAACCTGCATTAGATAGAAACTATGAAAATTTATTTTATACATATAAAGATGATGGATATGTAGATTTAGAAATACATCTTAAAAAAGGATATGATATCAAAGATAAAACAAAAATGGTTCCTGGTGTTTCTACAACAAGTAGAACTAGACCATTAATGATATCTGCCTTAGAAATGTATATGAGAGAAAAAACACCAATAATTCGTAGTAAAAGATTAATACAAGAATTATTTGTATTTGTTTGGCTCAATGGAAAAGCTCAAGCACAAATAGGATATAATGATGATTTAGTAATGAGTTTTGCAATTGGACTTTGGTTACGAGACACATCATTAAAATTAAGACAACAGGGAATTGATTTGAATAAAAGGGCAATAAGTCGATTACAAAAATCAGATTCAGTTATATATACAGGAAAATCAAATGCAGCTAACACGGGGTGGAAATGGAATAACGGGGCAAATGATGAAAATTTAACCTGGCTTCTGTAGTTAGTTATATTTATTAAAAAATAATTATTATAATGGCGTCATTAAGAAAACGTTTACGAAATTTATTTAGTACCAATGTCATCGTACGATCATATGGTAAAAATAAAGTACGAGTAGTTGATACAAATAGATTACAATCTGTTGGTAATATAATCAAACAAAAATAGCAGACAGATATACTAGACTTCACGGATCGAATAGATATCGAACTGGTGGTGGTCATGGAGGATATGATTCAAATTATTATGCAAATCAAAATCGTATACAATTATATGTAGATTATGAAATGATGGATAAAGATCCAATAATCAGTTCAGCATTAGACATATATTCAGATGAATCTACATTAGCTAATCAATTTGGAGAAACATTATCTATTAAATCAAATAAAACAAATATTCAAAAAATTCTACAAAATTTATTTAACGATGTTTTAAATATTGATTTTAATTTGTGGCCATGGATTAGAAATATGGCAAAATATGGAGATTTTTTTTTAAAATTAGATATTGCAGAAGAGTTAGGAGTTGTTAACGTACGTCCATTTTCTAGTTATGAAGTAGAGCGGGTTGAAGAATATAATGAAGAAACTGGAGAATATAATATAAAATTTAGACACGCATCAAGTGTTAAAAATGGTTATGAAGTTTACGAAATAGCACATTTCAGAATGTTGTCAGATTCAAATTTTTTACCATATGGTCGAAGCATGTTAGAAGGAGCTAGAAAAGAGTTTCAAAAATTAATGATGCTAGAAGATGCAATGTTAATACATAGAATAATGCGTGCCCCAGAAAAACGTATTTTTAAAATAGATATTGGTAATATTCCTCCTAATGAGGTTGATACATATATGGAACAAGTTATCAATAAAATGAAAAAAATTCCACATATTGACGAAAATACTGGAAATTATAATTTAAAATTTAACATTAATAATATGTTAGAAGATTATTATTTACCAGTTCGAGGAGGACAATCATCAACATCTATAGACACATTACCAGGAATGACATTTACTGGTATAGAAGATATTGATTATGTTAAACATAAAATGATGGCTGCTTTAAAGATCCCAAAACCATTTTTAGGATTTGATGAAGGCGTAGAAGGAAAAACTACATTAGCATCAATGGATATTAGATTTGCGAGAACAATAGAAAGATTGCAAAAAATTATGATATCTGAACTAACAAAAATTGCAATAGTTCATTTATATACACAAGGATTTGAAGGAGAAGATTTAGTTGGATTTGAATTAGAATTAACACCACCATCTATAATTTATGATCAACAAAAAGTAGCATTAATGACTGAAAAAATAACATTGGCTACTAGTATGAAAGATAGTAAATTAGTTTCTGATAAATATATTTATGAATACATATTTAATATGTCAGAAGAACAATGGTTACAAGAAAGAACTAATGTTGTAGAAGATCTTAAATTAAGATTTCGACAAAATCAAATTGAACAAGAAGGAAATGATCCATCAATCACCGGCATATCATATGGCACACCGCACGATTTAGCATCAATACATATGTCATCTGATGAAGTGGAGGACAACGATGTTGGAGGCCGACCTAAAGAAGGATCTAAATTTGGTCAACATGATAATGCCTTTGGTTGGGATTCGACAGGTCAAAAAACTTTAAAACAAGCATTTAATAGTAAAAATCAAAAAACAGCATTTGAACCTATGCCAAGAAATAGAAAAATGTCTTTTACTGCAGAAAATACTAATTTACTAAAATCATTAAAAAATAAATACAATAAAAGTACTAATATAATTACAGAATCGTTAAAAAATAATGAAAATTCTAATGATGAAGGAACAATATTAGATGAAGATAATATACTAGAATAATTTTTTAAATATATTTATTATAAACTATCGGTATGATATGAAAAAATTAAAACATTCCAAATATAAAAACACCGGAATACTATTCGAATTATTAGTTCGAAAATTAACATCCGAAACAATGACTTCGGATAAATCAATGACCATTGATATAATTAAAAAATATTTTGGTAAGAATACCGAATTAGCAAAAGAATTGCAACTTTATAATAACTTAATAAAAGAGCAATATAAATCTGAGGCGTATGCATTAGAATATATACGAGAAGTAAAAGAAGCACATGCTAAATTAAATCAAAGTGTTTTAAAAAGACAACGATATAATTTAGTAAAAGAAATTTCTCAAAATTTTGTTTTTGAAAATATATCTAAAACACGTATTAATAACTATAAAGTTTTAGCTTCAATATATATGTTATTTGAACATTCTGAATCTTCCAATCCAAAACAAATAATGAATTGTAAAAGTATTATTGTTGAAAATGGATTACCTACTAGTAAAATTGTAACAAAGTCTGATAAAGTATTAGAATCATATTCTAAAGAATCTGAAGATATGAGAATATTATCATATAATTTATTAATTGAAAAATTTAATAAAAAATACGGAAAATTATCAGAAAATCAAAAAAACTTATTAGGACAATTTATAACTAGTGTTAATGATACAGAATCATTTAAACAATATATAAGTAAAACTATTCCTAAAATTAAAAAACAATTAAAAGAACATTCATCAACAATAACTGATAAAGTTACTAAAATTAAAGTAGAAAAATTATCTGAAATGTTATGTTCTGTTGAAAATAAAAAAATAATTAAAGAATCTCATGTTTTATCATTGTTAAGATATATGGATTTAGTTAATGAATTAAAACAGGTACATTCATGAAATCATTTTTACAAGAAATAGAAGATAAATTTATTGAAATAGAAGAAGTAGTAAATATTTCTGCTAAACAATTAAATGATCCTGAAATTCAAAAATTAGTAAAAGATCCTAATTCTGAAGTTAATGTAACTGAAGAAGATATTAATGAAATAGAAGAACAACTTTGTGAAAAATGTGGAGGAAAAGCACATGAAGGTCATTGTGGGTCTCATAATGAAGAATTAGACGAAATGTCTACCACTGCAGCAGTTGCTCCTGTTACCGGAAAATATTTTGTAAAAGGTAAAAATAAAAGAAAAAAAGATCCAACATATGAATCTGTTCAAAATGCAATGGATAATAAATATGAACGATTAATTGAATCATATAGAAAATTTTCATTAGGAGAAAAAAATAAAACTCCTAAACAAACAGTTGAACGAACTATTCAACAAGTTTCTAAAAAATTAAAAGAAATTGAAACATTAGTTGAATATACTAAAAAATTAAAAACAGAGTCTGGTATGTCTAGAAACAATTATGGTCCTAGAACAGAGAAAGCTCTTAACAAGATATCACAGAAATTAATTAAAATAGCTGAACGAGTAAGGGCAATAGGGGAGTAATATGACAAAACAATTAATTGTAGACTATATGCAATTTAAGCCAATTGGTTCTTTAAATGAATCTAATGGAGCTAAATATGGTGTACCAGGGGGATTTATTGTACAGGGAGTATTACAAAGAGCTGGAGCTAAAAATCAAAATGGTCGTGTTTATCCTAAACGTATATTAGAAAGAGAGTGTTTAAAGTATCAAAAAGAATATATTGATCAACATAGAGCTTTAGGCGAATTAGATCATCCAGAATCATCTGTGGTAAATTTAAACAATGTATCACATAATGTTTTAAAAATATGGTGGGACGGTGATGATTTAAAAGGCACGGTTCAAGTATTAGATACCCCATCTGGAAATATATTAAAATCTTTATTTAAAGCTGGAATTATTTTAGGAATTAGTTCGCGAGGATTAGGTTCTGTAAAAGAAACAATAGGAGAATCAACTGTAGAAGTTCAAGAAGATTTTGAATTAATTTGTTGGGACTTTGTTTCTAATCCATCTACTCATGGAGCTTTTATGAAACCAAAATCAATGAATGAATCAGTTAAAAATGGTTCAACAAATAAATATAATAAAATAAATAAAATTATAACTTCAATACTATGTGAAGACGGTAAATGTAGGATTATATAATGAAAAGTAAATTAAAAATAATACAAGACTTATTAGGAGAACAAAAAGAATCAGTATTCTCTGAAGGCCCAACTCCTGTTACTACTGCAGAAAAATTAACATTTAGAGAATCATTAAAAACATTTTCAAGAATGGGTGAGTCTGTATATAGTTCTGGTAAATTAAAAGAAGTTGTTGAGTCATTAACTAATATCGTTGAAACTGCAGGAAAACTTGTTACAGAAGCAGAAGATGGAGATGGTGTTGATCGTATAACAGCCGGCAGACAAATGAAACATGTAGAAAGCTCGCTAAAAGAATTTAATAAAGCTGCAAATGAAGTAATGATTAATAACAGAAGAATGGAAGCTGCATTTGAAGATATAGCAGAAGGAATACAAAAATATTATGAAGTTCATTAATTTGGTTTAATGAAATATATTATATATAATAGGATAACAGAATGAATATATTTAAAAAAATGTATCAAGATTATTTCGGATATAAATTAAACGAAACACAAGATATAGAAGAAGCTCAGCTTATAAATAATCTTACTGATTATAGAGGTGGAGTTGAATATATAATTCGAGACCCTGCAGAAGCTTCTGCCGTATCTCAAGAAATTAAAGATTGGACAATGAGAAAGGGTTTTACTATTATAAAACATATTATAACAAATAAAGGAAGACAAGGTTATTTTTATTTTAGATTAGGAGATGACCCAGGGCAAGAATCACAACAAATACAAGGATACTTTGCACAAAAACCAGAATTAAAACATTTTAGGTTTAATGTTAAATCTACAAAACCAAAATCAGTTATATCAAAAAGAAAATTTAAAATATAAGTTATATGAATAAACATCAAAAACAACATAAATCAATAGTTTCCGGAAATGCTAATGCAGTATCTGTTATAAACAATGATTTAAATTACGCATTACGAACATTTAAAAGAAAAATAAAAGATTCAAATGTTTTAGAAAAATTAAAAGAAAATAAAACTTTTATAAAACCAAGTGTTAAACGAAGACAACAAATAAATAAAGCTAAATACATACAATATATTAAAGATTTACAACAATTATTTTAATTCGTTGTTTTTTTAATATGTCTATATTTATTAATGAATAAAGACAAAATTTATTTTAAAAAGTAAAAAAAAAATATGTTAGACTGGAGACATTACGTAAAA